AGCCAGGGAGACACTCGACAATGAGGACAAGAACGCCACAGGCAACCTGTATAGGGATGTGGTGTGGGAAATGCCATTGGGCGATAAAGGGTTCACGCTGACATTCCCGTTCAAGAAATCGCCCTATTGGAACTACGTAGACAAAGGGGTGCAGGGTTTTGCCAGCAACGCGAAAGCCCCCAACAGCCCGTTTAAGTTCGGATCAGGAACGGGGCCGAAAGGCAAACTGATTCCTGCCATTGACAGGTGGACGATTGCCAAGGGACTACCCGAGACACGCGATGCCCGAGGGCGGTTTGTTCCTCGGCAGCAAATGGTTAAGCGCATCGCACGGAGCGTGTACCTTTATGGTATCAAACCCACGTACTTTATTAGCGACCCATTTGCAATGCTTTACACCCAAGCGATACCCAAATTGGAAAAGGCATTCAAGTTGGATGTGGAGGATTTCCTCACCAAAAATATGCCTAAAGAAATGGCGGTATCATTTACAATATCAATAGGATGACGATTAACTATCAACCTTCGCACACGATTCTTGGGGCAAACGATTTGGCCGTGTACGTGGTGTACGACGGCACGAACGTGACCGACCCCAAGTTCCGCTATATCTGCCAAGTGTTTGATGGGGCAACCGAGCTTGCGAAGTTGAAGCAACTGCCCAACTCCGCCGATGCAGGGGTGTTTGACATCCATCGCATCGTAAGCGATTACGTGCAGCAGGATGAGGGCATCCACGGATCGGCGATGTTCACCGGGTTCACCAAAGCGTACAAGGAAATCACAATCAAGTTTGGGTACGAATCAGCAGCCACAGCCAACGACGAACCCGTGGAAGTGTTGAACGTAGTTAGCACCACGGACATCTTTGTCAACGCGCAATTCGAGCAGGTATACAGCCCCTACGATGCAGGAATCAACGATACGTTCATCCCGGATGGTGCGACGAGCAAATTTGCGAGCATCCTGCCTACGGACATCTATGCCCAGGTAAAGGACTACGGCACGGTCACACTTGTGAACGCGGGATACACGGGAAACCGCTACGTGTACATCCAATACTTTTCGGGGAACACGGCACTCAACAGCCACCATTTCACCGTCCCTGCGACCAGCACGGCCGCAAACAAGTTGCAGTATATCGGCATCTACCCGGCCAACTTGGAGGCCCAAACGATTAACACCTCGATGCGGCCGAGTGCAAATGCCGGGTGGACACATTACACCGTCGTCCTGAAATCGGGAACACTTACGGGAAGCCCCAAGATGAGCCAAACGTACACGGTCTTTCTCGATGAGGAATGCAAGTACGAGTACACGCGGTTGGCCTTTTGGAACTCACTCGGGGGGTGGGATTACATCAACTTTCGGAATGCTACAAAGCCCAAGGTGAAGGTGTCGAAACAGGATTACGATACCATTGGGGGAAATTGGTTTCAGGCAGGGCCAGGAGTTCCATACGCACGGGCGGTGAGCGATGGAGGTACACGCACGGTCAACACGGAAATGGAAAGTTCGTACGCCATTTCGAGTGGCTTCTATGAGCAATCGTACAACGCGGTGTTCAAAGACCTTTTGTTGTCCCAGCGCATCCTCCGTTACGAGTTGGGTAATTGGATTCCGACGGTGATGAACACCAAAGACCTCGACATTCAAACGCAACTGAATGATAAGTTGATTCAGTACGACCTCGAAATCCGCGACGGCAAACGCACCTTCCAACTACGTTAATGGTACAGATTTACGCACACGGGCAATCGGAATCGGGAGGTGTTGAGTTGGAGTTGGTGGGCGCATCGGTCGAAATGAACTTTCAGATTCAGGATATTTCCGACCTCACAGCCGTACAAGCTCCGCACTCCAACACGTTCCAACTGCCGTTCACGCGCACGAACAATCAATTCTTTGGGCATTATTACGAGGCGAACATCGCCACGGGAACCTTCAGCGCATACGCTGAAACTACGGCCGAGGTATTGAACGATGGCAGAATCATCTTCCAAGGGGTTCTGCAACTGCTTGAGGTAGACACCCAAGCGATGATGTATAGGTGCGTGGTATTCTCATCCACGGCATCTTTGTTTGAAAAGGTACGCGGCAAAAATTGGGCTGACTTTTTTCGGGGTGACGACATCAACCCGTACACCGATTTGGATCACGCACTCACGGCCACCAACATCATTGATTCCTGGACGCTGACAAATGACATCACGTTTGGGGAAGTAGGTGCCGGGGTCATTGTTTACCCGATGACCGATAACGCGTTGCACGTATACAACGAGGACGAGGAAAGCCAATGGTGGGGGGATGGGTCTACGTTTGCTGCATCGCTCAATTCGGCGGTTTTCACCAATGGCCTGCGTCAAATGCGGCCCTACCAATTTCGGCCTGCGATTCAGGTAAAATGGCTATTTACCGAAATAGTCAGACGCTGTGGATTTGTGATACAAAGCGATTTCTTTCTATCAGAAGAGTTTGCCAAAATCTATATGTTTTTAGGCACGCAAACGGAGCGTGTTGTAGGTCGTAATACGTACTCTGCGAAGGTGGGTTTGGTCACGGATCAGACCATCACGTTCCAAGAGGAATTTCTGAATACATTTCTGCCTTCCAATGAAGCATCGCCCAACTTTGATCCTGATAACCATTTTGCCTCGGGTGTTTTTGTGGCTCCTTTCACAGGAAATTTTCAGTTCATTTGGGCGATGGAAATCACGACCGCGCCGGCGGCCGGGACATACTCATTTGTCGCTGTGGCTCAAACGCCACAAATGGTTTTAACCGATGAAATGAGTTATGATAAAGGGGAGACAGAACAATACTTCAGATACTTTTGGGCCAACCTTTCGGAGGGTCAGGAACTTCGATTCTACACAAATGTCTATGGGGTGGCGAGTGCCACCATTGTTGAAGGGGCGAACACCTACGTGCAACTGATTAACTATTCAAGTGGCAGCGTAGGGGTTGTAGATGTGATTTCCAACTTCCCAAAGATGTCGGTAGATGCGTGGATGAAATCCATCATCACAAAGTTCAACCTCGTGGTGGCCCCCGCACCCAAGGAAAGCGTATTCATCAAATGCGAGCCGTGGCCCGATTTTATCGCGGTATCTGATAAGACAAAGGATTGGACAAACAAGGTAGATTGGAACTCATCTATGGTGATGAAGCCCACTACCGATGAGCAGAAAAAGGTGCTGATTTTCTCGGATGCTGAAGGGAATGATCACAAGAATAAAGGTTTCCAAGAATTGAATGGGGAGGTTTACGGAACGTACCGATATGAAAACCCCAATGCCTTTGCTACGGATGAGGAAACCATAGGCGGAACGTACGTGCCGCATCAGTTGAGTTTATTGAGGAAAGAGGAACTAAACCAATTCAACTATTTCTATCGTTGGCATCAACTTTTTGAGTACGAGGATGGGGACGACAAGCCAGCCACAGGTGGGCCTATCCTTGCGTTCTACCACGGCCTAAAATCGGTTCCTCACGCATTATGGATTGATGGGATAGACACACCTGCCTACCCCGATTTTACGATGTACAGCGATGCGGTAACGGATGAGGAAAGTTGGGCGTTAGCGTGGCATCCACATCCGTATCAGTTTTGGGCGTATGGGGAGCCGACGGATAATGGGTGCTATCGGAAATTTTGGGCCGCTTACATCAACGAGTTGTATTCCGAGGATTGCCGTATCCTGGAATGCACGATGTACCTAACCACGGACGACATCCGGAACCTCGAATGGAGCGATTCGATTTGGATTTTCGATTCGTATTGGCGCGTGATTTCCATCAGCGGGTGGAACGCCGATGGTGACAAACCTGCGAGGGTCACCCTGCAAAAGGTGCTGGAAAAAGGGGCGTACGATTGCGATGTGATTATCGATCGCTTTGAGGCCGACGGCACTATCACGTTTACGGACACGGAGGGCAACCCCGCATCCGGTACTGCGAAGTGTTGCGTGCGGTACGGGTACACGTGGGACAGCGAAATCGGCGAATGTTTTTGGCGCGTTCCTGGGGGCAGTACGGATCACGAAGATCCCATAGGCATACCGGGCGATACAGGCCCAACAAACCCGATTCCCGGCACTACCCCACCATACCCTTTCGAGGGTCAGGAAACGGTCGTACATACCGGAACCACGGGCGATGTCCCGATTGCGATTTCTTCGTTTCAGTTAACTACGCTCACCACGAATGCCACCCCTACAGAGGCCGTAGAAATCAAAAGCGGCAAAATCTATATGGGTCAGGAGGGCATCTACTCGATGCGCATAACGGTCGTGGCTACGGAGGTAGGGGGAACATCGGGAACCATAGGCCACACCCACCACCAAGAATGGATTGGAGTGGCGCAGGTGATTCAGAACGTAGCACGCATCGTAGGCCAGCACATGGTTGCAGAGGTAAAGAGTACGGGGGGCGGAGCAAAGACAATTACATTATCGGCCATTTCGGGCTACCCCAGCGAGTTTAGGATTCTTGTTTCAGGGGCCAATAACGTCGATGTTATGTGGGCTATTGATGTAACTATGTACCGCATTAGCACCATCAAACGGATGATTCCGGATGTGACAGATGAGGGCGATGCGTTGTGG